GGGGACCGATGGCGTGAACTACACGCAACTCAGCAACGCCATCCAGGCGTATACCGAAAACCCGAGCAGCGATTTCGTTGCTCAGATACCCGTTTTCGTTCAACAAGCTGAGCAGCGCATCTACAACACGGTTCAGTTCCCGTCCCTGCGCAAGAACATGACGGGTGTTGTCTCGAACGGCAACAAGTATTTGTCTGCGCCCGACGACTTCCTCTCCGTCTACTCTCTGGCCGTTATCACGGACGTGGCGGGCGGCAACTTGAACACGGGCACCTACGAGTACCTGCTGAACAAGGACGTGAACTTCATCCGTCAAGCGTATCCAACGCCACAAGATACGGGTGTGCCGCGCTACTACGCGCTGTTTGGCCCCACGGTGAATGGCAGCACCATCACCACTGAACTGACGTTTATCCTCGGCCCCACGCCCGACGCCAACTACAACGTCGAGCTTCACTATTACTACTACCCGCAGTCCATCGTGACGGCGAATACTTCGTGGCTGGGCGACAACTTCGACACCGTGCTCCTGTACGGCTCGCTGGTTGAAGCCTACACCTACATGAAGGGTGAACAGGACATGCTTGCGCTGTACAACCAAAAGTACATGGAAGCCCTGCAACTTGCCAAGCGTCTGGGTGATGGTCTGGAGCGCAGCGATGCGTACCGCAGTGGCCAGTCGCGTCTGGCTCCGCTGCCGCAGAATAACGGGGTCAAGTAATGCCCATCGAGCAAGGCGCGACCAACGCATTCAAGACGGGCCTCCCCGCAGGCACGTTTAACTTTGCTACGGACACCTTCAAGATGGCGCTCTACACGGGCGGTGCCAGTATTGGGCCGACCACGTCTGCGTACACCACGACGAACGAAATCACGGGTACAGGTTACGTAGCGGGCGGAAACGTGCTGACGGTATCGGTGCAGCCCACCACTGGCGCTGACCCGAACAACACGGTGGCGTACATGTCGTTTTCAAACGTGACGTGGAATCCGGCCTCGTTTACGTGCCGTGGGGCTATCATCTACAAAGTTGGTGGCGGAAACCCAACTGTTTGTATTTTGGACTTTGGTGCGGACAAGACCGCTACCACGTCCTTTGAAGTGCAGTTTCCCGCTGCGAACAACACCAACGCAATCATAAGGATCGCTTGATGGCAACCGTCTTTACCACCAAAGGTGACATGGAAGAATCTCTTCTTGAGAAAAAGGAGGGGGTTCTCGATAATGACAACGAATACACGACCTGGGTCGAGTATTGGCATGAAGGCGAACTTGTGCATCGTTCGGTTCATGTTACGTTGAAGCAGATGCCGACTTTTGCAGGCGCGGAAGCCGCGTCATTTGGTTAACGAAAGGAGCCTGAAATGGCAAATACTCAGTCGATGTGCACGTCGTTTCTTGGCGAAGTGCTGACCGCAACCCACAACTTTGGTACCGCCCCTACGCGGGGTTCCGGCACTGCTGACACCTTCAAAGCCGCGCTTTACTTGGCTTCTGCCACGGTGAACGCAAGCACCACGGCGTATAGCAGCACGGGTGAAGTGACGGGAACCAACTACACCCCTGGCGGTGTGACGGTGACCAACGCAAACCCCCCGCTGTCGAGCAATACCTCAGCCACAGCAGGTACGGGTTACTGGACGCCTTCGGCCAGCCTGACCTATACCAACGTCACGTTGACGACGGCGTTTGATGCGGTGTTGATCTACAACTCTACCCAGAGTGACAAGGCTGTCAGCGTACACACCTTTGGTTCACAGACTGTGACCGCAGGTACGTTCACCTTGACGATGCCTTCCAACACCACCACGACTGCTCTGCTGCGTCTGGCAACGACCTAATCCGACTCTAATAAAGGAGTCGGAAGGTGCCCACCGCATGGGGTAGCGGCACCTGGGGCAGTGGTGCTTGGGGTGGACTTGGTGAAACCCTAACAGGTGCTGCTGCCTCGGGTGCTGTTGGCAGTGTAGGGGCGAACGTAACTGTCGCCCTTACGGGCGTTGCTGCCACCGGAACTCCGGGGACAATCGCCATCAATGGGCGCAATCTTGCGCTCACGGGCGTTGCTGCGTCTGCAAATGTTGGGGACGTAACCGAAACCAACAACCCCGCAGAAGACAGCGTCCTTGCGAACGGCTTTGTTGGCGATGTAGCGTCCGAAGTTCTTATTGCGCTTTCAGGGGTGTCCGCCGCCGGATCGGTTGGCAATGTCACTCAGGACAAGACCACAGCACTCACCGGCGTATCTGCGGACGGTTTGGCCGGAACTGCGATTGCCACACCACTGATTGCGCTTACCGGTGTCACAGCCGAAGGCGTTCTAGACGACGTTGACCCATTCCCCTTCCCGCTGATTTCTGGTCTTCATGCGGATGGTTATGCGGGCACGGTTGGTAACTCCCGCACTGTAGCAATAAGCGGAGTTGTTGCGTCTGGTGCTGTGGGCACGATGGACCCCATCGTTAGCCAAAACGCAGACATTACTGGTGTTCAGGCAGACGGCGCAGTTGGCACAGTTTCGATGGGTGAGCGCACTGTTGCGCTTACGGGTGTCAGTGCCTCGGGCGGGGTTGGGAATGTAACTGAGACAAACGCTCCCACCGAAGACGGCGTCATTGCCCGTGGCTTCGTGGGCACGATGGGCGTTGGCCCGCACGAGTTTGCTCTCTCCAGTGTTTCTGCTTCGGGCGGAGTTGGTAGCGTAACCGGCGGGGTCACGATTGCCCTGACCGGCGTTAGCGCGGCGGGTCAGGTAGGGACAAACGGCAACTCCCGCACCGTTGCGCTGACGGGTGTTCAGGCAAGCGGTCAGGTTGGGAACGTCATCCGTCTGATTGTGGAACCCGTCACGGGGGTTTCTGCTGCGGGGCAAGTTGGAAACATTACCGCCGGGGAGCGCACTGTCGCGTTGACCGGGGTCGTTGCTCAAGGCTTGACGGGAGACGAGAGCCGCAATGTCACGGTGGCTTTGAGCGGGGTTTCAGCCTCCGGGGCACCGGGCAATGTGATATTTAACAAGATCGCGGCACTGACGGGTGTTGCGGCCTCCGGCTCAGTTGGCAGCGTCAGCATGGGTCAACGCCTAGTGGCAGTCACCGGTTGTCAGGCGATGGGTAATGTTGGAAACTTCGGGGTGTTCTACTGGAGCCTGATTGACGATGCTCAGAACGCCAACTGGACTTTAGTAAACACGGAATAGGAGCATTAGATGCCCACCTCATACACCTCTCTCTTGGGCTTTGCCCTCCCGGTTACCGGAGAACTGTCGGGCACCTGGGGCGACACGGTCAACGACTACATCACCAAGTATGTAGACTCGGCTGTTGCCGGTACTCAGACCATCAGCGGTTCCCAGACAGCGGTAACGCTCACGGTCACCAACGGCACGACGCTGACTCAGGTTGGCTCTGGCTCTTCTGGCTCTGCCCAGTACGCGGTGATCAACTGCACGGGCAACCCGGCAGGTCTTCTGACCATCACTGCTCCGGCCTCAAGCCGTCAGTACCTGATCATCAACGCAACCTCAACTTCACAGTCCGTCAAGATCGTAGGTACAGGCCCGACCACGGGCGTGACAATGGTGTCTGGTGAAAGCGCCATCGTTGCTTGGAACGGCAGTGATTACGTCAAGGTTGCATCAAGTGCTGCTGACGGCGTAACGACTTTCAGCGCAGGCACTACGGGATTCACGCCCTCAACCGCCACCTCCGGCGCAGTCACCCTTAGCGGAACCCTCGCCACCACGAACGGCGGGACGGGCCTGACATCTTTCACGGCCAACCGGGTCTTCTACGCCTCTAGCACTTCGGCCATCGGCTCAAGCGCGAACCTGACCTTCGACGGCACGACGCTGACCGCCGCTAATTTTGCAGATTCTTCTTTGACTTCTGGGCGAGTAACGTACGCCGGAGCCAGTGGGAATTTGACGGACAGCGCGAACCTGACCTTTGACGGCACCACGCTGACCGCAAACGACATCATTGATTCTTCGCTGACGGCGAGTAAGCCCGTCTTCACGAACGCAAGTAAGAACTTGGTTTCTACTGGGACAGTTCCTACTGATCAAGGTGGTACGGGCCTGACCTCTTTCACCTCTGGGGGTGTTGTTTTCGCTTCTTCTACCAGTGCGCTAAGTACGGGAAGTGGGCTTACGTTTAGCGGGAACAACTTTAGCAACACTGTTGGCAACATCCGTGCAATTGGCGCATCAAACGCGCTGGTTGGTGCATATTCTGCAAACAGTTCTTCTTCTCAGTTGGCGCTTGGTAATGCAGCCGGGACAAATCATTGGGTCATATACGAAACAATAGACAGTGGTGGGAACATAGCCGATTTACAAATCTACAACAATACGGCGGCATCTACTAGACTGACAGTTACTACGGCGGGTTTTGTCCGCCCGGTGGCCTACGCGGATACGGTGTCTGCCCTGGGTAACACCGGGACGGCTTCGACCATCAACTTGCAGAACGCCAACGTGTTTACAGCCACGTTGACCGGCAACTGCACATTCACGCTGTCCAACGCCATCGCCACGGGCTCGTCTTCGTTCACGTTGGTCTTGACGAACGACGGCACAGCCGGTAGAACTGTGGCTTGGGCTGGCGGTAGTTTTGTTTTCCCCGGCGGGGCAGCAACGCTGTCTCGCACAACCACGGCAAACGCCACAGATGTCTGGGTTTTCTTCACCACGAACGGTGGATCAACGTGGTACGGCAATATTGCCATGAAAGATGTGAAGGCTTAATTTAAGGAGCAAGGTATGTCTACGACCGCCGAACAACTGGTTGAACTGCAACAAACAACCCGGGAACAAAATCAGGCTATCGAAGCTGCAAAGCAACGAAAGCTGCAATGCGTGAATATTGCTCACGCCACGCTGTTGGAAAATAAACGTAATCTCCCTGTGGAGCAACGGCAAATTACTCCGGCAGAAATTACCGCGTTTGCTGATTCTCTTTTTGCCTACGCCAACGCCTAATGGAAGGTTTTGCCTACTTCCCGGCTATCGTCTACCGAGATGAGCGGCCTGACTTCGTAGAGCGGATTTTGCCTGCCTGCGTTCAAAAACTGGACGAGGTTCGGCAACCCGGTTGGCCGATAGTTCAGTCTGCTCATCTGGGGCACGATCCTGCCTTACAGGAAGTAGCCAATTACCTTTTATTGGCATCCGTGGATTTGCTTCGCGGACAGGGCTACGCCGTTGAGCGGTATGACTTTTATCTTCAAGGGTTTTGGGCCCAGGAGATCGCCCGTGGCGGGGGCACCGCAGTGCACATCCATAAGAACAGCCAAATGTGCGGGTGGTTTTTCCTCGAAACGCCCGAGAATGGTGCGTATCCGGTTTATCACGACACCCGCATGAACAAGTCCATGATCGAACTGGACTTCGTGCAGGGCTCAGAGGTCAGCAACGCCACCAACACCATCCACTTCAACAACATGAAGCCTGGAACCGTGATGTTTGGGAATTCGTGGATGCAGCACCAACTGACCGGCAGCAACGCCGACACTCCGACGCGGTGCATTCACTTCATCGTGTCCCACAAGGAGCGCCCGTGCAGCACGTGCTGACGCCTTATGCCACCGCCATCGAACCGTTTGTTTGGTGGGAGGGTGGGTTTACGGAGCAGGAACTAAACTGGCTCCAGGAGCAGGCGCGTAAGGCGGATAAGCAGGCGCAGGTTGGTGGTGACCCGCAAGAGGCGGACTTAGCGAAGATTCGTCGGTCGCAGGTGTCATGGCTGAACAAAAACTCGGACACTGCTTGGGTGTTTGAAAAACTTGGGCACATTGCCTCCTCGCTCAATTCCCAATACTATCGGTTTGATCTGACGGGGTTTGGCGAAGCCTTGCAGTTGACCAACTACGATCAATCAGAACAGGGGATGTACGGATGGCATCAGGACTACGGCGCGGGACCGAGCCGCAAGCTCAGTCTGGTACTTCAACTGACCGACCCGAGCCAGTACGAGGGGGGAAACCTCCAAGTAATTACTTCTGGTCAGCCGCAAACCGTTCGCAAACAGCGGGGTCTGGTAGTAGCGTTTCCTTCGTATGTACTCCACCAAGTAACCCCCGTGACAAGCGGTAGTCGTCAATCTCTTGTGGCTTGGATTACCGGGCCCGCATTCCGATGAACGCCGAATACAAAGACTTCATCGCCATTTACCGTGATGTTTATCCGGAAGGGTATTGCCTACACTTGATCAAAGAGTTTGACCGTCTGGTGGAGTCTGGTGCGGGCACCAATCGCCAGCAAGGGGAAGGTGCACTCAAGCATCGCAAAAACGATATGCAGTTGGGGCTGAACTTCGGTGTCCACACGGCGGCGGATTTCAACGGAGTTCCGGCCACCCGAATGTTCTTCGACGGACTTCAGCGGTGTTACGACGCTTACACTGAACAGTTCTCCGTGCTCAGAGACGGAAAAATTACTGGCACTGCCATGAAAATGCAGCGTACCGACCCGGGTGGCGGATACCATGTGTGGCACGGTGAGCAAGGTAACGGCGAACACGCTGATCGAGTTTTGGTCTACATGCTGTACTTAAACACTTTGACGGCAGAAGGAGCCGGAGAAACTGAGTTTCTTTACCAGCAGCGTAGACTACAGCCTATTGAAAACACGATGGTTATTTGGCCCGCCGCTTTTACCCATGCACATCGCGGCAATACTGTTTTTGGTGAGCGCAGTAAGTACATTGTGACTGGCTGGTTTTACTACGAGTGAGGAAGAAATGCCCGCAGGAACACCAAAAGTAACTATGTTTGGGGGTAAGACAATTGCCCCCGGCGGTAGTCAGACCTTTAATAGTTCTGGAACTTGGACCGCGCCTACAGGAATTACCAAAGTTAGTTTTAACGCCCGTGGTGGGTCTGGTAATCCTGGTAATGCGGGCAATCCAGGGAAGACTACTGGCGGCGGCGGTGCAGGTGGGGATGGTGGTTCAGTTATTGTTGAGTGGTGGACCGGTGTTTGCCCTTGCTGTCCAGGCGGCACATATAACTTTGTTGCTTCTCAAGGTGGCGGGCAACGTGGATTCCGAAAACTTCAACCCTGTTGTGGCCCAGCGAATGGCAGCCCCGGTACGGCGGGTAATTCCGGGGGTACAACCTCTGTATTTGGATACAACTACGCCGGAGGCAGTAGCGGTAATGGCGGTACAGGCGGCAACGCAACTGGCTCTCCTTTTGGAGATGCTGGTTACGGGGGTAACGGTAACCAATATATAGGTCCGGGGCCGCTTAACGGTAACTATCCGGGTGGTGGCGGTGGTGGCACTGTTCTCAGCCCAGGGGGGTCAGCCTCAGGCGGAGGGAACGGCGCTCCTGGCACTAATACTTATGGCGGTGGCGGTGGCGGTGGCGGCGCTAAGTATTATGGCAGCGGCAATCCTGGTAGTGGTATTAGCGGGGGTAGTGGGCAAGCAGGATCGGGTCCGGGGGGTCCGGGCGGTTCGGCTGGCTGCTGCTCCACTCGAAGCGGTAAAGACGGAACCCCCAGCAACTACGATCTTGGCGGTGCCGGTGGCGGTGGTGGCGGGTATATTCCCTTCAGTTTTTACAATCCGGCAGGACTGAACTTTGGTAATGTGGGTGCTGGCGGTGGCGGTGGCGGCGGGGGTACATGCGCCGTTTACCCCGGCAACTCCGGCAACCCAGGTAACGCAGGTAGTGTAGGAACAAGTGGCGGGCAAAGTTGTTTGACTGTTACTTCAGGTTCGAGCTACCCTGTGACCGTTGGTAGCGGGGGTTTTGTTAACATCTCGTGGAACCCGCAATGAAAATACCACTACCTACCGTTAATGGAAGAAAACCCACTCGCGAAGAATTAAAAATTATTCGCGAACACGAGCGAAAGTCGCATGAACGGCAACTTGCTAACGCGCTTGCTGAAAGTGTAAGCCGTGGTAGAAGTATTTCTGTAGGGACTGCTTTTGGCGGGACTACGGAATTATCTATGCGCCGAGCGGACAACACGACCATATACGTTCTTTTGCAACAGGTTGAAATTGTGGAACTTATCCATCAACTCGCTGCAAATATTGGGTGCCATATTAATTTGCAACCCAGAAATGACTTTGCAAGTTGGCGGCAATGGAAATCTGTAGTCGAAGACCCTGCTGGTAAACAAACTACCATGCAGGAGTTGGAAGCACGCAACCCTATACTAGCAAGGAAGTGGAAAGATGAGCAGCAACAACAAACTGTGGCAACTCCAGAAACTGTCGGACGGAAGCGCACTAAGCGAGCCGCAAACCCTGCCTGAAAACTGGGGGCCGATCTTCGGCCTTCACGGCTTTATCGACCAGATCAGTGATCTGTCGTGGCTGGGTGAAGCCTACAACGACATGGGTTGGGTTCAGGTTGGCGATGCGCCCCCTGGGCCCACCGAATCGTCGGCGGCGGAATTAGCTTGGGATCGAGCCAAGAAACTCTTGGCTGAGTCTGACTGGGCTGTGCTGCCTGACGTGCCCATGATGGATTTCCAACGTGCTGCGTGGGTTGCATACCGCAAATCCCTGCGCGAGATTCGCCTGCACTCGGACTTCCCCAATATGGCATGGCCCAGTCGTCCTGAGTGAACAAGTACACGATCCGGTTTAACAAGTCACGCGGACAACCGGGTCGTGGCTCCATGCTTCATGTCTGGCGCGTGTTCGAGGGCCGCAGGGAAATCCTGGCAAAGCATGTCAGGATCGAAACCCGGTCGTGGACAGAGTTGGACGCCAACGGGCAGGACTACAACATCGCGTGCCGTGGGCGCATGATGTTCTTTGAGGACACCGACACGGTGGTGATCACGGAGTAAATCATGGCATGGTCAGACGTACTCAAGGCAGTTATCCCCATCGTGGTG